AAGGGCGAGCGCATAGCCGTAAAATACCAAAAGGATTTCAAGCAAATACCAAACATACAAGAGTGGACAGAAACCTGGAAAACAAAATTTCAAGCAACATTTCCAGGCATAGAACTTCCCGAACAAGACAAGCAATTCGTAGAACAACTGGAACTCTTGCCCACGAAATTCGAGGAGTTCATGGGAATGTTTGTCGACGGTCTCTCCATAAAAAACTCCAATTTGTTCATGCAGAGAATTCAAGGCCTGGTTTCGTATTTTAAAGGCGCCGACGAACGTCTTTTGCCCAAACGTCTCGAAGAAGAATCTACCCTCGTGAAAATCCCCATGTCGCCCGAACAGTTTTTGGGATATTTGGAAACTCGGTGGATTGAAGTTCAGCGCGAATCCAGAAAGTCCCGTTCTCCGAATCTAAATGATGATTTTGGCTCGTTTCGAATGACTTCGAGATTGTCCTGCAATTACGCGATTCCCCCTGAACTCCGAACCACCATGGAAGAAGGCGCAACCGAAGAAACCGTTGTGGAAAAATCCGACATTCTGGAAAAACTTAAGGCAGATCCTGCTCGCTATCTGTCGGAAGAAGCCTTGGCAAAATTCTCTCCCAAAATGCTTGCGTTGCTAAAAGACCTCAAGGCCAATTTGGGCGAACCTGGAAAGTTCAACAACCAATTTATTTATTCCCAGTATCGATCTTTGGAAGGTATTGGAGTGTTTAATGCCGTGCTAGATGCCAACGGATTCCAGCCGTATAAACTCATAAAAAAGGCGGGAGTATGGTCCGAATCGCCCGATATGAAGCCAGGCGTTCCTGCGTACGGAGTGTTTTTGGGCGGAGCCGAGGAAGAGCGCGAACTCCACCGACAAATTTTCAATCAGGATTATGCCGACACATTTCCTCAATCACTCAAAGACTCCATTAAGGAACACAAGTTGTGTGTATTTTTAGGTTCACGAGCGGCTGCCGAAGGTATTACGCTTGCGGATGTCCGAAGAGTGCATATTATGGAACCCTATTGGAATCCTGCGTTAATTGAGCAAGTGATTGGACGCGCAATTCGTATATGTTCGCACCGAAAACTTCCTTTGGCAGAGCGAACGGTTACAGTGAAATTGTATATGAGCGTGTTTACCCAAGAACAGTCTACGACAAATGAAGGTCCGAACATTGTTCCAATTCGCAGAAATGACATGACTTTGAAACGGTATGAAGGAACAGACCTAAAAGAAACGTTTATGAGTTCGGATGAATATCTGTATGAAGTCGCGTATGAAAAAGGCCGAATCATAAAGAACATTGCCTTGTTACTCAAGCAGGCGGCGATAGATTGCGAGATTCACCGAAAACTTCATGCAAAAGAAACACCTGTGATACAGTGCATGCGCTTCGATACGACTGCCACAGGCGAAGATTTGGCGTACAAACCAGGCTTTAAAACCGATGATTTGGATACTCTGTATCTCAGAAACATTCAACGTAAATCAAGACGTCTGCAACTAATAAAGGTCAAAGGGATGTTGTTTATACTGGATCCTGATACAAACGAGGTCTTTGATTCTCCTTCGTTCCAAGACACAAAACGTTTAATTCGTTTGGGTTTGCGAACGGCACCTGGAGAAATACGGTTTTTTACCTCAGTAGTAAATCAATAATATGGCTTCCAACATTCAGCGAGGTCCTCGACGAATGGATGCAGGAGATTGGGTGCGACTAAAACGATTACAAGGTGCCAGACAAAATATGCGTAAGAGAAATGATTCGTCTCCACCACCCTTTGTAGATACGGTAAATCCTGATCCTCGCATAGAACCAAAAACGGGACGCCGAGTATATACGGAATTCGGTACATCAAAGATTCGCCGCCCTGCTTCGATGTTTACAGACTATGTTGCTTCTCAAACTGCCGACTATGTCTTGGAAGCACCTTCTGGAGAATGTGGAGTCGCAAAAGCGTTGACCATCAAGAAAGTATGTAGATGCGATACATCTTCTGCAATCAAGCACAACGGTCTTTGCATACGGTGTATGTACGACAAAATTCAAACGAATCCCAATAACAATAACAATCTTCGTGAAGTTAGACTCGTATTTACGTCTATAGGTCAAATCATAACTTTTGTCCTACGATTAAATCAAATGGTTATCATTGTAAACAATACTGGTGTTCCTATTTCTTATACTTTCAATAATGTTCAATCTCCTGAATGTTTTCCTATAGGGGAAACGACAATGGGAACACCGAGTCCTGAGTTTGTTGGAATACCATTAACTTTTGTATCTACTGTGTGTTAATGTGATTGTCTAATAGGAACAAATGAAAATTGTCGAGCATGCGGAAATCGTTGTCCTCCAGGTACTACTTGTAAGAAAAGCAAGGGTGATTTCTATTTTTGTAGTATATAGACATTCTAAATACTAAAGATATAATAGAACCATGACAGGTGGATTAATGCAACTGGTTGGCAAAGGAGCGCAAGATACTTTGGTAACAGGTAATCCCTCTTTCACACATTTTCGATCCGTCTATAAGCGCCACACCGAATTTGCCATGGAGCATTTTCGTCTGTATTTCAAAACTACCAACTTACATCTTCCGCCGTCTGGTAGTTTGACATTGATGGCGAAAGTCGAACGATACGCTCAACTCTTGCACGATTGTTATCTTAGTATTACCTTGCCCGACATTTATTCTCCAGTGGTTCAAACAACTGCGCAACCAAACGGCGCAACCGCAATCGGATATGAATTTCAATGGATTCAAAACATTGGATATAATCTTATTAACTATGTGTCTATCACCGTAAACGGACAGGAAATTGTGAGACATACGGGGGAATGGATGAAACTGTATGCCAATCTGAAATTCGACGCCAACAAAAAAGCCATTTTGGAAGAACTTGTTGGGAATGTTTCTCAAGTATATGATCCCGCAAACGCCTTTGATCGTCTAAATCAGTATCCTCATTCCATATCGTCTTCAACTGAAAAAGGAGCACCTTCTATTGCAAGCAGAACCTTGACAATTCCTCTGCATTTCTGGTTCTGTGAATCCATTGGATCTGCTCTGCCTTTAATTGCTTTGCAGTATTCCGAAGTCCAAATTGTTGTGGATCTAAAAAACATCTATCAATTGTATACCATACAAGATGTTGTAGAGTTTACAGGAAACAGTCAACCAAATCCAAATTTTGGGAAACGCATTGCTCCTGATGCGACGTCTGTATATAGTATTTCTAATTTTCTGTCTCCGCCATTGTTTCCGTCGCAATCTCCATATCTGCCTTCGCTGACAACATGGAAGATGAATCCTTTCTTGGAGTGCAACTATATTTTCGTTTCGGATTCTGAACTAGCACACATAGCGTCCACCGATCACTCGTTTTTATTGACACAAATCGATGTCGTGCAGAAAGAGGGACAGCACGGTCCTTCCAACGACCTAGAACTTGGTCTGAGAAACTTGTGCACCAGAGTTGTATGGGTATGTCAACGTTCTGACAGACTTTTGAAAAATGACTTTGACAATTATACCAACTGGGAAGATCCATATGTGCCTCCTTTGAGCGGCTCATCTACGCAAATTACTCTTCCTGTGTGGGGAACATCGGGAGTCTTACAGCAACCAGGTGTTTCCTCGCGAGATATTCTGTTGGAATCATCCATCATTATTGACGGAAAAGAACGTTTTAACTACAAGCAAACCGAGTTCTTTTCTCACATACAAAACTATCGTCATCACACAGGTAGAACTATCAAGGACATTCCTGGATTGTATACATATTCGTTTGCCTTAGAGCACGACAAAGCCCAACCTTCGGGACATATCAATGGCTCCCAGTTCAACAAAACAATGTTGCGAAACACGTATGTCGAACCTCCGTTGGCTTCGACGTTTGGAATTGTGTCGCCTCCCTCGGAAGTATGTGTCTTGAAATCCACGGCAGGAAATGCAAATCCCACTATTATTCCACCTGGTCTTGTTGGAAATTACAGCCCCGATCAAATTGTCCGCATTGTTCGAAAGACAAGTGCAAATACACTTGCCTATACGTATCACGTACGAGCATTTATAGAATCCTATAATTTCTTTCGAGTTATTGGAGGTGTTGCAAATGTCGTGTTCTCTTCATAATAAGAATGAGTACTGGAATTTCTGTTCAATCGGCAACATATGGATCAGGCAGTTCCCAAACAGATGTCACAGGAACAGTTTCTGGAATGATAAAGGATGGCGTGCTAAATGTTCCCGTGAGCGCATCGGCATTAAACGTAACCGATCCTGCTCCTGGCCAGATAAAAACTCTAACAGTTACCTACACAATTAATAGCGGAAGTTCAAACACGGTTTCGGAAAAGGATGGAGCCGCAATTATCATAAATGCTCCTCCTCAACGATCAGCATCTGGTCTGCAAATCACAAAAGCAGAATATGGTGTTGTGGGTAATTACCAGGATGTGACAGATGCTGTACAAAACCAAATAAGTTCGAATGGTTCCATAAATCTAAAAGTCGGATTTCAACAAGTAGGATTACCTGATCCTGATCCCACAAAAAAGAAAAACTTAGTCGTGGAGTATACGTTAAACGGCTCGGCAAACACACAAACCTTGTCGGACGGCGAGTATTTCAAACTACATGCGCCTTCTACAGATGCCCCCAACAACAAAACGCCTACGCAAAACACGTTTTCCTTTTTGGGAACGCTGTTTTCAAGTGTCGCGTATTTTTTCATGATGTTTCTGCATTCGTTGTCGGTATTTACCGCCATAGAATTTGGCAATCAGTTTATTTCACCTATGCTGTGGGGCGCTCTTGCATTTTTCGTTCCCTTCTTTTCCTTTTGGGCTTTGCCGCAAATCACCTTTTGGATTCGCGTATTTAGTTCTCAAGACATAATAGTTTAAATGTTTGTTACCTACATATGTAATGACCGACGAACGACATTATTGGCAACCTATTTGGAGAAACATTTGCGAAATGGCGTATTTTCGGAAAAACATCAAGGAAGAAATCGTGATTCCCAGCAGAAAAATCGTGTACTCCAAGTTTTTTGAAGAATGTAAGTTAGATTATGAACTCTTTCGAATCAGTTCCATCATCAATAGTGATGGAACGTATATTGAACCACAAGTAGTTCCTGAACTTGTCTACCTAAAAGTCCCCAGAGTTTTGTTTGAGCATGTAGGTATCAACGCCTGGTTCAAACACTCGTTTCCCAATTGCAAAGTCGAATTCTGGTAAAGCAAAAAATCTTTGTATCGTTTTGTATCTTTTTGTAGTGTGTCTAGAGTTTAGCGAGTCATGTTCTTGAACTTGCCCACACCGATCTTCAAGCCCGTCGGCTTATCGGTGCCGTCAGCATTGCCGCCTGCTTCATAGACCATCCCCGTCTTCTCGCCAACGACATACTTCTTGCCTTCAAACACAATCTCGTCAAAGTCTTCGTCAGGATCCGCATCTGATCCCGATGCCTCCACGGACTCCTCTTCCGCCTCAGGCTCCTTCTCCTCCTTAGCGGGAGCCTTAGTCTTGGCAAACGAGCGCATGTGGTCTGCAAACCCGTCCTTCTTGAAGTCGTCATCCGTCATCGCCTCAATATACTGCTGAAACTCCTTCTTTAACTTGTCCGTGATCTCGACATCCACGTCTGCCAAGATCGTCTTTAGTTGGCTCGACATCACAGGCGAGAAACGCTTAATACGCTTCTCCTTCTCGTCCTTCTTTTCGGTCTTGGGTGCAGCCTTGCCCTCAGGCTTCTTGGGTGCTGCGCCTTCAAGCTTCTCCAACTTCTTCTTCTCCTTTTCGATCTTCTCGATGTGCTTCTCAGTCTCCTTGACGTTTCCATCATCCAACTTCTTCTGCCACAGGTCAATGTTCTTCTTGCACGTCGCAATCTTTGACTCGTTCGAAGAAGAAGAATCTGATTCACCGTCCGTCTTCTTTTCGGTCTTGGGCGCAGCCTTGCCCTCAGGCTTCTTGGGCGCAGCGCCTTCAAGCTTCTCCAACTTCTTCTTCTCCTTTTCGATTTTCTCGATGTGCTTCTCAGTCTCCTTGACCTTTCCATCATCTAACTTCTTCTGCCACAGATCAATGTTCTTCTTGCACGCCGCAATCTTCTTTTCGATGTCCGAGGAACTACCCGTATCGGATGCGTCGCTCGGCAAATTTTGCTCCATTGCATGCATAACCTCCTTGATGCTCATTGCATGATCCCACGCCTCATTGTTGTCAAATCCGTACTTCTTGGAAAGTGCGTAAATGACCTCCTTTGCGGTATTGTGTGCGATTGTGTTGCTCATTTTGAAATGATTGAGTATTGTTAGTTTCATGTATGTTTTGACTGACTCAAATCCGTTTTTGATGAACCTCGAACAAACATCCGTTTTAGAAATCCAAGTCGTTCATTCCATATTTGTTGTTTGGAAAGATAGGCCATATACTCAACGTCAAACGTATCATACACATCGCGTATCGCATGCAACGCATACAAGGAATTGTCTTCAGGGTATACTATGTTTGCATGCACGTGTTTGATATAAATGTGTACAGCAGGAAGTTTTTCAATTAGGGTTTTGTCTTCCACAAACTTCAAAGAATCGTATGTACGAACACGAAATGTAATTTGCATCATATCACAATACTTGCGAATCATTTGTATGCTTGAATCTTCAGGATCATAGTCATTTTGGAACACATAGTCTACTGAAATTGGGTACATTTTCTTTGCATTCATGGTTGTATTTGCGTACATGTGTTTACACGAGCAAAAAATCCATTTTTATTTGTTT